GCGTTAACTGAATCCAAATCAATTACAGCCGCAAACTCATGGTGAGCCTGTAGAGGATCACTTAGGGTCACAACATGCCCCCAACCTTTTCGCAATTCGTATGTGGGCTCAAGCCAACTCATGTCATTGAACCACCAAAACGCAACTTGGCCATTAGGGCATCTTCTTTGTTCTTGAAACTGAGTACAGTTATAATGTCATAAGAACCAGATGTATCTGATACGTCAGCAGAGTGCATGATCCACAAGTCATCATCGCCATGATACATGGTAAAGTAATCCCAATCGGCTTTGGTGGTCATCAGCACGGGCGCAATGTTTTCACACAGCCAATCATACAGCTCTGTTTCATCACGGTCACCTAGATATAAGTTATAGTCAAGCATTAGACGTCAAAGTTCAGCATAAAATATGCCGCTTCATCCTTATCTTTAATACTCACAGTGACCATTGGGTCACCTGAATTGAATCTGGGCGTACAATCTGCTCCAGGGCAGTGTTCTGCCATCCACTCAATAAACTCATGATGATCGAAGCAGTATACCCAACAGTGCCAGCCAACCACTTCCTCACGGAATTCACGTTCTGGTTCTCCTTTTTTTAAAAGGATAGAAGGCACTGTGTGCCACCCGTCTTCATAACGCCAATGGTGTACTGAGACTTGCTGTTCCATTACTGCATCCACATTTTGACCAGTGCAACACTGTCGATTGTGACCAACAGCAAGTAGTTTGCCAGCATGCCAACACTGCCACGAGTACGTGCCGCCCATGCAAAGATACCACACTGCAAAATAAACAGCGGATACAAGATCAAGAATGGTGGATTAGGCACTGTTAACATCATTGTAAATGCACAACCAATGCTTAGAAACCAAGCAAGAATTTCCAGTACACATCGTACGGGATTCTCTTGCCAATCCTCTCGAACGTAATTACCTATGCTGGCAAACAGTTTGATCATTAGATCTTGTTGCCAGTTACTTCTAGGATTTCTTCCATTGCTTCAAAGTCCGATTGATCTTTATCAAAATCACCTTTGAATGCTTTGGTAATGGCCTTGTTTAGCACTGCTGGCTTGATTTCCATTTCTTCTGCGATGGCAGCAACAGTTTCCTTAAGGCCCACGCTAAGGTCGTCAATTTCACGTTTGACTTGGATACCCTCTTGGATCACTCGTTTAAGTTTTGCGATTTGTTCTGGTGAAAAGCTCATGTATATCTCCGGTTAGTTAAATGCTTACCTAACAAGTATACACGAACGCCACAGCAAGGTCAAGAGCTTTTTCGTTCGATATCTTCTTCTACACACATTGATCCATACTGTATCTCAATGATCCTAACTGGCTCACTATGCGGGTTGGTAAGCTGGTGCCATTCGCCAACAGGCACTTTATGTTCTTCGTGTCGTGCTAATTCACCACTTGGCAAGGCATAGCCACTGGCCATCATACTGTTGACATTGGCTCTACCTTCGCTTACAATCCAATATTCTGCACGTTGATGATGACGTTGCATACTCAAACTTTTACCGGGATTGATTGTTAGCTCTTTGACTTTCATGCCTGGCACATCATGCAACACACGATAGTAGCCCCAGACACGTTCAGTTTTAGGTGCTTTCCATTCTTCCAAGATCCAAGAGCTAGAGTTGGCTTTGTTATCCCCGCCAACACCAAATTTAAACAGCACATTCTTAACACTCATTTCGGGAATGTTTGCCGCTGTTCTATCCCCACCATTGACAAAGATGATTTCAGCGTAGGAATAACTTTGTCGCATGTTTTCTAATAGCTCGACTGCACTGCCATCACTATCATCAAACGCTACTACTTCATCTACACATCGCAATGCTTGTAATACAGCTTGCCGTTCGCTAAAGGGCATAAAAGGTCGCCCTTTCTTACGCTCAAGCCAAGCATCTGAGTTTAGGCCAACAACCAACTTGTCACCATAACTTCGGGCCTCTTCCAAGTACTTGATGTGCCCGGAATGCACTGGATCAAAACCCCCGGTTGCGATTACTATTTTCATATGATTATTTATTGGCACATACCGCACAGTGTTTTCATAATAAGTATTGTATGAAAACCTTTATCGAAATATTCAAGTGTAAGTATCCAATTGCTGTCATGGCCATGAACAAAGTATCTGATGTGCCATTGGCCATTGCAGTTCGACGTGCTGGGTGCTTGCCCAGTTTAAGCATCTTCAATTATTTTACAAGGATAGGCGTAATTGATCCACAACTGTTGGATAAGGACATTGAACAATATGCAAGTGCTGTAGGTGATACATCTATCCTAATCAGTGTAGATATTGGAAATTTGTTAGACTTGCCAGGACTGGTAGATGTATTGCTGGCACGGCAAGTTGGAGCAGTGGAAATTATATTAGACGATGCAAATGAAAATGCTTCTAGCAGACGCAGAGTAGTGTTGCCGCAAGTTATTAAACAATTACAACAAAATGGCAGCATGGTTTTTACTAAAACACTGTTACCAATGGATGTAATGATCGGAGCAGATGGTATCATACTCAAAGGCCCAGATGGTGCAGGCCGCGGCAGTGTGTCAGGTGAAACACTAGAACAACTGTTTGACAAGTATTTGACTAATTTTCCAACGCAACGTGTGATTACATCGGGTGGAGTAGGTACAAGCAAGCAGTTGAAATATTATATGGATCGTGGTGCATTTGGAGTAGGCATTGGCACTATGTTTGCTGTCAGTGCTGAAAGTAAAATTTCCACGGAAACCAAGCTCAAGTTGGTAGCGTCAGGAGCGGCAGATGTCAAGCGTTTGAATAATGGTAAAACAAATAGCGACAGCCAAAATGCAGTTGTATTTGCAGAAGTAGCCGACGACAATCACAACAATACTCGTGGCCTAATGGTTGGCATCAAAGACCCAACGCAAGGACATGTGTTCATTGGCAAGGGAATTGAACACGCAAATGAAATCCTCACTTGCGAAGCAATTGTTCAACGATTGGTTAAGGATATTTAAACTCTATACCTCTATGGCAAACAACACCCTGTGTAGTGTTTACTATAGCATATCCGGCAGCAAGCATTAGAGGAATTGCTGTGCCACACTTGCCGCCCCATCCTGTAGGGGAATTAACATCTTGGTAAGTGTCATCGATTAAAATAATACTCTGGTGTGCCATATAAGGTAAGCAGTACAGCGTTTGTAATCTATGCTCTTCCATACTGTTTTCATTGTTCATAACAACACCACGAGCCGCATAAGCCGCAATTTGATCGTGTAGCCATTGGTACTGTAAATTGACAGGATCAATCCAATCAAAGTTGTCTAGATATAGTACTACAATCTGTTTGCCCAGAGTTGGCAACACATCCCTGCACCAAGCATGTCCAGTTTCAACAGTATGAAATTTAGTGTTACCTACACCGCCAAATGCTGTGTTATTGGTAAAGTGTGTTAGTGCTTCGTCTGTTACGTCGATAGTATGGAAATCTGCGCCCCGAGACTGTGACCAATCTCTAAAGTATGCAGTGCTGCCTTCTCCGCGTTCGCTACCAATTTCTACAACACATTTAGAATTATCTACTTGTAATCCTTGAAACTGATTGTCTAACATTTTATAAGGTGACATGCCCATGATTTAAAAATTCCTTTATTCTTGTGTGTGCTACTTGCAGTGCAGTTTTATAATATAGTTGAGCACATTGATAGTTATGCTCTAGACGTTGTTCAATTTTGGGAATTGATCTAAAGTACTCGTGTCCCCGCCGATATAATATTTCTGCTTGATTAGCCACTGCCCATATACGCTGTGCTGGATCTTCTAGCTCATCATAACTGTGATCAACAACATCGTCAAACATGTCAAGCCCAATAGAACGCAAGTGGCGAACATGATGTCTAACAGTGTTGAAGATTGGAATCTGACGCATGGCTATGGGCTTAATGGTCTTCTCTGTAACAAACACTCTTTCCCAATGATGCACTGCGTCTGGAGCCCAAATTGAATCAGTTTCGTTAAACAGCTTTTGTAGCCTTAACAGCTTGTTTGGCATTTCGTCGTGACTTGATTCGGACACTATATTAACAAAGGCATTGCTGAATTCTAAACCGTTTGAAACATATTCATCTTCCCTAGTAATGGCTCCATCTACTGTCATGGGAAAATACTTGCGAAATTCAGGAGTAGCAAACATCTGGATCCAGCCGTCATCACCGAATGTAGAGTCTGATCCACAACTAACGATTGAGTGTGTTAGCAAATCTCTTTTGATTAATTCTTCAGTTAGAGCAACACGAAACCAGCAGGGTCTGCGGCCCAAACTGATCAGCAATTTTTCGCGTTGGTTCCATGGCACTACATTATTATTTTTATAGTTGACTAAACGTGGATGGTCGACTTGATAAAATATTGGATACGATATAAGGCCTGGAATTTCTTCTGCTCCGCCACTGACAAAGGCAATGTTGCGTCTAGGAATACCGCATTCAGTTTCAATGCCATTGAGTAGTTGATCAATGCTGTCTAATGACACTGCTTCGGTCATGTCGTCTATTAGCACACGATCAACATGTCCTAAAAGTTTTAGACGGGCAACAATGTAAGGTACAAAGTACCCGTCATAATCGGGGTCAGTGATACGTAGCGTACAAACGGCTATAGTTAGATGCTCAAACTCTTCGGTCAGATCCAAGTATGGAATGACAATGTGTTCAGAATCTGGATACGGATACACCAGCATATCATTGTGATAATGATTTAGCAAAAAGCCAAAATGTGCCATTGTTATATGACACAGTAGAGTCAAACTTTTCTTTGTTGCGGTTAGCAATGTTCATTAGCTTGTGGAACAAGTCAAAACGTTCTTGACTTTCTAATGAGTTTAGACGGTTTAATTCAGTGATGATCTTCCACATACGAGTGTTGGCATCATATTCTTGATCGTATGACTCGTCAATGACGCCGTCAAATGTTTCAAAGCCCATGCTTCGTAATGCACGTAAAGACTCTGCAGGACCTACAATAATAAATGGATGTCCGTGTGCAATAGCCCGGAAAGTTTTTTCGCTGATAAACACATCTCCGTTTTCGTAAGTGGTTTCGGCAATCACACTTAGCAATGCTTGCTCATAATGACTGCTCACTTGCGGACCATTTTGTGTTACATCGTACTCATCAATTGTCAATGGTGTATCTAGTACAGGTAAGATTCTTGCCTTTACGTCTGGATGCAAGTACAGCGAGTTTTCAACAACTTGGGTTGCAGTTTTGACCACACCCGGGTACAGTTCACCGCTTGGCACAAAGCTGACCATATTGCCATCAATTAAATTATGCAGTCGCATTTCACCTACCAGGTGGCAACGGTGTGCTTTGATAACACGATTGTAACTCAAAAAGTTTGCAGTTTTGTTTTCGTATGCATGATTAACTACAATGCCTCTATCTACCCAATTATTGATGGACACAAAATTTAACAAGTTGATGTCATCTTTTGTTTTTTGTACCACTGCCAATGCTTGATCGGGACTTTGCAATTCATTGGCATAATACCATTGATCTTTGGTTAAGTCAGGCCAAAATTTGTTTAATCTGTCTTGCCACATAAATGCATGTGCAATCATACCTTCGTGTGGTGTAATAAACACAATGCGATCATCTGCATTAAATGTGCCAATTCTAGACTGTAGTGATTTGATGTAGTCCTGGGCAACGCTATCTTTATTAACTGCATCCACTGGTGCTAGCGCAAAGTATGTCATTGGCTCATCGCGATTGGAAGTAAATTTGTATTGCGAGTACAATTCAACAAAGATGTTGCACTTATTGACAGGATTTAAAATACGACCATTGATAGTAGGCAAGCTGAATTTAGGGTTACCGTAATGCACTACCTTGCAACCTGGGAATGATTTAATTGTACGCCATGGATCAACCAAGATACTGCCAGGAGCGATATCGTAGTAAAACTCATCAGCACGTACTTCAACTCCAGTGCCTGCGTATGTGATAGCTGGGTTGTGTGCCATTAGCACTACAGCAGGGCCTGTTGGTGGGGTATCGTCGCCTGTCAATGGATCTACATAGTGTAACTCTACACCGGCATGTTCCACAAAGTGGCCTACCAACAAGCTATAGCTGCCAATTGTGTAAGGCACATAAGGCTTGTATGCTTTACCGTGGATAACAACAGGAAGATTGTTTTCTTGTGCAAGTCGTATTAACTTACTGGCCATTGCTTGTGCTTGACTATCTCGAGCACTCATGATAGCATGGAACATATCGTAACCTAAATCCAACTTGCCACTTAACCAACGTAGTGCAATGTTATCGCGGGGATGGCAAGCACCTGCATCACCCAAGCCGGCAGTCAAATAACGTGGTCCAGTGATACGTTGAGTAGCGGCTTTGAGTGCGTCTGTTACTACATCTACGTTGATGTTGCCATTCTTTTCAGCAACGTCTTGAATCATATTAACCAAACCAATTTTGGCACTGATGAATGTATTGTAGAAAATCTTAATAGCTTCTGCTTCGTCCCATGTACCAACATTAACACGGGGCTCGTTCTTCATTAAGGGCTTGTAAAATTCAATTAGCTCTTGTGCATCGCCGGTGGTGGAACCATCTTCTGTACCAATGATCAGGCACTCTGGATTTACCATGTCCCACTTAACTGAGCCCATGGCAATAAGATAAGGATTGTAAATGAAACGTGGATTGGTCAAATAGCCAATTAGACTGTCACGAACTGTGCCTGGTAACACTGTACTAATTAGAACCACCAATTGATCTTGTGTAACGTGTGGATTGATTTGTTGAAATACTTTAATTACAGGAGTGTAATCAAAGTCGCATGGTGTCATATTTGAGATTGGAGTCTCGCCACCGTATTGTGGATTGTGTGGTGTAGGTACTGCAACAAAGATAATATCAGCACCTTTGACAGCTTCTTCAACAGAGCCCATAATCTTGACTGTTTGTGTAGGATCAACAATGTTGATATCGTATCCACAAACATCGTAATGTTCGGCCATTACTTCTGCACATGGTAAGCCCAGCTTACCCAATCCAATCATTGCTACACGTTTCATTCTTGTTCTTCTTTATCTTTGTTGGCTGCTTCTCTGAGTGCCTGTGATTCTTCGTATTCTCGCTTGCATTGATCATAGAAATAACCAATCTCCGGAAACACTGTTTTAAAGTCAGTGCCATTGCGGCGATCATGTTCGCTAATGTACAAGTAAAAATCCCTTCTACTTACCTGATTATCTAAACTGCCTTGCCATTCTGCAGAAGCAATGTTATACACACGTTGCAAGTTTTCTACTTCATGCGGGTAAA